GACCAAGCGTGAGTGGTATCTCAGATAAAAGATGCTAACAAGGGTACGAGGTATTTGGTTGAGAATCTAAAAGGGCAAGAATTAGCCAACATTGGCTTCACCAATAAAACCATCCGTTTTGCTCAGAAAGTGGGCGTGGGCTTGCGAACTTCTGACTTGGCAGTTAGAGTAGCAAAAGCAAACACTTCATCAATCAACGGAGTGAGAGCGAGGCTACCAAGTTCTACTTTCCTTGCTCAAGACTTCTATGGTGTCGAGGCATTCAGCGCACTCAGATACCTCGCAAAGCACGATGGCTATAGCCCTCGTGGTGACAGGTATGGGAATGTCTGCTATTTCCCTCAGAATAGAATAGAAAGAGAATATCTGTTGACTGAGAACAGAGTAGTAGGAGGTACTGTTGATGACAATAACGAAACCACTCCTAACAGAGTAGTCGTCAGAGGAAAAGCAAGAGCCAACAATCATCAAAATACAGTACAAGTAGATGACTTTGGTAGACAAGAAAACGGCATAAACGAAGTACCGGGTGGCATACATGCTCCTACAGCAGTTACCAAAGCCAGTGCTAAGTTGATAGGTCAGCGTATGCTAAAGATGGCAAAAAACGCTACAGGCTCTCGTAAGTTAGTAGATGTCCTGTCTGCTACACATATGCATCCGGGCGACATGGTATCTTACCAATCAAGAACTGATAACGAAAGATACATGGTACTGGGAACCAAGTTTGACTTAGATACAAGAATGAGTGAACTTCATGTCAACTCTGTAGATGTGACATTAGAAGATGTATTACAGCGTTTCCAAGAAATAGACATCAGTGGTAATTTAGAGGCTAATCAAGAAAGAAATAGACAGTTCTCAACAGAAGAGTTCTCTACATCTTTTGGCTTCAAATTCAAAGTGACTTGGCAAATATCTGAAAGAGTAGATATGAACCGTGGAGTAGGATACACTCTTGGTATGAACAGGCGCAATTCCATACACGGAGATATATTCTTTGAAAGCACAGGTGTACTAATCAATAACGCTGGCGGATATGCAATTGGTACTTCTTCATTCACAGTTGATGGAGTGAATGCTACCAGCGTATTTACCACTGATAATCAGGCTGTTTACACTGCGAATGGTAATAAGTTAGGTCACATTAACTTAGCCGGAGTAGGTGCAACTACGGTGGTAATCAAATCTGCGAGTGTACATCCAATCGCTGATAACGAAGAAATATTCATACTATCTACACAGACCAATCCTGAATCAAGGAATAGTCGCTTGAAGATAGGTACGATACACAGTAATTATTTGAACACGAGGAGGGGATGATTTGCCACTATTAGACGAAGGAACAAGATTTTTGATTGACACTCTCAAAGACAGGATAAACGAAGTTGTCTTTGGATTTGACGGAACTATTGCTACTCAGCAAGACGGAGGTATAGGAAATCCAGCCGTAGTGGTGACTCCTAATGTTAGAGTAGTAGATGATAATACTCTCATTGTACAAGCGAAACTGGCATTAGATACTACCTTCACCCGCCCTCTGAGGGAAGTAGTTATTCGCTATAAGAATCCGGCAGATTCTACCGATACTACAGATTTTATGAGATATACTTACAACGCTATCCAAAAGAATAGCAATAATGAAATAGAATTTTCAGCAATAATAGAGGTGACAGCATGACCAATCCGAAAGCAGGGCATACAAGCGCAAGTGGAATGACAAATGACTCTCAAGGTTTGAGAGATGGTGATGGACTTACCAGTCCGAGCCTAACTAATCTTTACGAAGGATTACACGGTAATGGTATACTTAGACTCGGTGACGGAGCGAAGGGAGATTCTCTTAGAAATAGCATAATCGCTAACACTCCCGGTTTCATAGAAACGACTGCTACTCAGGGTGAACTGAAAGTATACGGTGGCTATTGTGTATTAGACGGAGTATTGTACAAATTCGCTAACGGACCCGGCAATCATGAAACATTTGTTTTAGGGACTACAGGTGCAGGTGCTAACCATAGTGGTGATTTACCAAGCGTACCTGCCTCTAACAGCGATGTATTTGTCGTAGTATATCTTGTAGGTAGGAATACGCCCGAAGCGCATCTCATGTACGAGATGGGTACTCCTGCTGCACCATCAAGTGGTACTCCTTTGATTCCTAACCGATTCTTATCTAACCCAAGTATAACTGGTAATACTGATTTGAATCATCAAACTACTGTATTAGCAGTCTTGAGATATACAATGACTGGAGGAGCAGGTAGCGTCACCAGTTCTCTTAGCACCACTCCTACAATAAATGACAGAAGAGCATTCATTAGGCAATCTCCTGTCTATTTGACTCCTATGACAAAGGGTTCGATAGGAAATGTAGACGCTACTAATATAGTGACCGACCCTGATGGCTTCTTCCCATCACCCGAAGACGGTGACTTTGGCGGTAGTACCTTTGGTTCAATTTGGATGAGCCATATGGAAGATGTAGCGGGGAATAAACACGCTGTAATTTATGCAGCGACTCCTCGTAATCTCAACACTACGCCTGCTACAAATACTCACATATTGGGACCTGATAGATTAGAAGTACAGACTACTACGGGTAATATTACATTTGAGTTTAACGAAGGTAATGTATGGATTATAACAACCGACACTAATCGTACAATCAATCCAGTAGGTAATTATCCCGTAGGTCATACTGTGGAGATACATCACTCAAGCGGAGCGCACACTCTTTACTTTGATTCCACTGTAGGTGGACACAGTACTACTCCAATAAATGTAAACATACCAGTAGGTAGTTTTGGTAAATTTATCTATGACGGCGCAGATTGGAAACAGTTGCACTTAGGTTCTACCACAGTAGTTTCTACTCCTTCATCGGGCGCATCAGGTTTGGTTCAACTCTCTGACGGTTCAGGTGGATTTACCAGCGACTCTGATTTGTCTTGGGATAGTGCATCTAATGAATTGACTATTAATGGTAAATTAACTGTCACAGGACTAATTGACCCAACAGGACTTGAATTAGACCCTGTAGGTGCAAATCCCGGTGGAGTTGCTGCTAACACTCTATGGTTAGACAGTGGTGCATCTAATCGGCCTAAAATTGGCACTAACGCAGTTATGCGAGCAAGTGACAACATAAGTGAACTTAACAATGATTCGGCATTCATTGATTCTGCTGGTGCGCCTGTACAAAGCGTAAATGCTGCTACAGGTGCAGTAGTTTTGGATGCTGATGATTTGGCTGACGGTGCTTCAAATGTAATGATGACAACTGCCGAGCGAAGTAAATTAACAGGTGTGGCGACAGGGGCTACTGCTTACGCTGATGCAGATGCTGTTGCCGCAGTTGAAGCAGAAGCAACTTTAGATTTAACAGGAGATGTGACGATTGCAGCAGGTAAGGACTTAACAGTTGATACTAATACACTTCATGTTAATGCTTCAAACAATAGAGTAGGAATAGGAACAAATAGCCCTACAAGTGAACTACATGTTCAAGGGGCGAGCAATCCTACAATAAAAGTGCAAGAAACAGGGCAAACAGGACATACTGAATTAACTTCGGTAGTTGATTCACAAACAAGATTCAAAGCAATTAATAATACTGCATCTGAACCTATTACATTTGATATAAGTCCTGTTTGCACCGCAACAGGAACCGACCAAATACTTAGAATCTTTAGAGATTCTCAATCAGCAGTTGATGGTAATTTTAGAATTAATCGAGTTGGAACTACTGCTTCTGTTTTCCATGTTTATTCCGACAAAGACGGAACAGACCACAAAATGACAATGGATGGTAAAGTCGGCATTGGAACTACTTCTCCCGATGCACCACTTCATGTTGAAACAAGTGGTGCGGGAGATGCAGTAATAATAGAATCAACAGACGACGGGGCTACCGAAGCACCCGATTTAGTATTGTATAGAAATTCGGCTTCACCTGCGGCAAGTGATGAAATAGGTTCAATTAGATTTAGAGGAAAAGATAATGCCGCAGGAGATAAAGACTACAATAGAATTACTTCCGTAATTAGAGATACAACTTCGGCAAGTGCCGATGCTGATTTAATTTTCCAATCTCTTTCTAACAGTGTTGAAATAGAAATGATGAAAATAAGCAGAATAGATGGTATCGTAATAAATGAAATTGGTGCAAATTATATTGATACAAGAATAGAAAGTGATAATGAAGCCAATATGTTTTTTGTGGATGCTTCTGCTGATGCAATAGGTATTGCTAACGCTTCTCCTTCTGCAACTCTTGATATGAAAACAGGTGGTACATTTAGAAACACAAGATTACTTACTGTATCGGTATCGGGAGGCACTACTTTAACAGAAGCCGACCATGCTGGTAGATACAACATTTGTGCAGGAAATATAACATTACCTTCAACTTCAACTGCTGGTGAACATTATGCTATTCTAAATACAACAGGCGGAGATATTACTATTGGTCGTAATGGAAATAATATCAATGGTGCAGCGTCAGACTTTACTTTAGGTACATACAATGCTGCGACTTGTATCGCCATTGGCTCTAACAATTGGATGGTAGTTGGTTGATATGTATATTGTATTGACTGGGTGTGCTGAACAAGGCTCTTCAAATCCTTTTGCTGCATCTTTAGACGGGGGCTACACCGAAGTACATGACGAAATACAGCCCGCTGGCTCAGGTACAGTGCAAACTGCATCAGGTGCCATCACCGCATCAGTCACAGCAAGTGGTGGTAGTGGTAGTTATACATACAGTTGGTCGGTATCTGAATTAACTGATTTGAATAACGCCTTTTCAGTTAACTCAACAGGCACTACTAATACCGCTACATACAATACGCTTGTCTTGAATTGTAACATACCTGCAAGTGCCCTTGACCCGCCTAATGATGCAGTCTATGAAATCAGTTGCACTGTAAGTGACGGAGTGGCAAGTGACATTGTAGTTTCTTTTAACTTAGCAGTTAATGCGATAGGGGTTTGATTAACGAGGTCTAATCGTGGGTAGATTCATCGAGCATCTCAAGCAGAAATGCGAGAACTGTAGTCGAATCGCTTTGCCTCTTAGCATCGCTGGTAATTACATCAGCGGCGAAAAGGCAGTTCTGCACCAGTGTCCTTTCTGCGACTATGTTAGGTTTCATGGTCAACTCGGTTTCAAAGGTCAGCGCAAGAGAAAGGCCAAGACTGTAGCAAAAAGCACAGGTGGCCGTTTCTCTCGCTATCTCAGAAAGCGGGCTGAAAAATATTAGTAATCATTCAACAAAGCACATGTCGTGTGCATAATTAGTATCAATATATAGATGGCACCCTTTGATTAGGTCAAGAGTATCAAATCCACTGTAATCACCGCTTCTTGTTTCTTCTATCATTGCTATTTGCATGAGTGTTTCTATTTGTGCTACAATGTATTTAGTACCTTGTAAAAATTTGTCTACTGTTTCCTTGCGCTGTCCACTGGTACTAAATGAATTGCTACGCATTGACTTAGCCCCTATGTTAAAGAACATATAGGCTTCAGGTCCACCACATTGACCACTGTATTCTACAAGTTCGCCAGTGATTATTTCTGCTAATTCAGAATAAAGCCTAATTGCTTTTTCAGCCTGCGCTAGTGCCTCGTCACTAACTGTTTGTTCGCTCTTCTCGCTCTCCTTCGCTATGGTCTTTTTCGCCATACCTTTTGGTATACCATACTATAGTTAAAGATGGCGAGTATTTTTGACTTTGATTATTGACCGTAGTATTCTGACAGGTCATCCATTAGCCAGTTTAGCGACTCTTCAAAGTTAGTTATCTCTCTGAAATCTATTTCAAAGAAATAATCAGGGTCTATAGCAAGTGCTTCTAAAACTAAAGGGTCTTTAACTGACTCTTCGGGTAAATCCCAATCTCTATCGAAAAACAGTGTATTACCTATCGTGTCATACAAGTCGTGAGCATGGTGGTTCTTTGGGTTATCAACATCAGCGTATTCGATAAAATAATGAGAAAACATTTCCCACATCATCGCTTCAAATTGGGCAGTTCTAATCGGTATATCTTCACTATACTCTAATAGCGGAGTTTTGTAGTCTTCTACACAGGTTCTCCATGCTTCTGACATAAAGTAAACCGCTAACTTATAGTCAGTATTTTTCTCCCATATAGATGTACAAGCACCCATTACTGGGTCGGTGTCCCACTGACCTTCTTTCAGATAATCAATCATTATTTCCTTTTGCTCTTTCCATTCAAGTTCATCAAACTTCTTATTGATACGATGCCCCATACCGTAAATGTACTCTAAATAATCACAGGGCATATGCCTCATGATGTCGTACTCAATACAATTGAGATTCCTAAGTTTACTGTCGGCCATTTGATGCATATTACTCACCACGCTTGCCGATGATGTCGTCAATGCGTAGGATGCTGATGGTGACTTCACTTGCCGATTGAATAGCCTGCTTAACTAAGTCCAGTGGCTCGTAAACATTAGCGTCAATCATAGAACAAGCACCGCCGTTTTCAATATCAGGACCCATATGAGGGTCGCCTAAGTTATGCTCGTTTCTGAGCGTCAGAATAGTGTCTAATGGGTCGT